CATTACCATCTGCCCCTTTTGGACCTACTGGACCTTGAGGACCAATACTGCCAGCAGGACCTTGTTCGCCAGTTTCGCCTTTGTCCCCTTTAGGACCTTTTAGTTTTTCTAGTTGTGCAGGAGTAAAATCTTCAAATTTAAAGTCTTTACCATTTTTGCCATCTTTTCCATCACGATTATGATTAATCGTAATATTAGGAGTAGAGGCTTGTATAATTTTAATAATTTTATCAGCCATATATACCTCCTAGTGGAAAGAAATGCCTGGGCTTACAATAAACTTACCTTGAACGATACGTTCTTTTCGTCCATTTACATTAGTTTGCTGAACATCATAATAGTAAGAGTTTGTCTCGCCGTAGTATTCACCATCAGTATCAATGTTGCCAGTAACTTCAGAAGAGAAATTAATATTTAATACACCGTTAGGTGCATCACTAATTACACATTCTGCTTCTGCAATTACTTCTTGGGTCTCTGCTGTTTCTCTTACTTTACAAGCAAATGTATAACCAGTAATGTCAATCGGTGCATTCTTACCATCACTTACAATCATTTGCAAAGAATAGTCGTCGCCTTGATTGACGGTAATGTCATATACTGGTACAGTAGATTTAAACTTTGCCATTATTCAGCTCCTTTCCTTTCTTCATAAGTGCCAATGCCTGAATTGTATTTAGAGTTGATTAATTTATTAGCAACTTGTGTCATAGGACCACCACCTGCCGCCATAGTAGCAAGTGTTTCGTAATGGTCCCATCTAGCATCAAAGAATACTAAGTAAATTGTCACACCAATAAATAGCAATACAAACAAGACAGAAATTGTACGAGTGAGGGATAAACCCCCATTCTCGTACATTAACATTTCAATAACACGTTTCAAGATTTTATCACCTCTTTAGTGTCTTTGATAAATTGACGCAATGCCTTAAACCATTTAAAGGCTTCTGCGTCTAACTCATTTAATTTTTCGATAATAGATACAATCTCACATAACATCGGTGCTAACATAAATAGCATCGAGAGTAATGCATCTATTCTAAATCCCATAACAGGAACATCAGGTAATGACCATGCTGTAGCTGCTAGAGTGAAGAAAATAGGATACTCAAAAGACACCTTAGAGAATAAAGACTTACGGAATGCTTTACTTACTAAAAATCTTTTTGTTTTCCCATTCGAGAGAGTAACAGTTCCCCAGCCAAGGAATAATGCTTTGAACATATTCCATGCGGTACATTCTTTACCAACTGCTTTGTTGTATTCAACAAGTTCAATTACAAACCGTAATAGAATATCTATCAATAATAGAATTGTTACGGCTAAAATACAGAAAATAATATCATAGACAGCATTATCTGGTGCACTATGATACAAATAGGAAAGAATGCTATCCTTTGGAGGGGGCAGCATTATTTCAATCATTAGACCTCCTATATTAAATATTCGTACGTCTAGATACAGGAAAATCTTCCGTTCCTGCCAATTCACATAGCATAACACGTGTTGTATGAACACCACTGATTTGTGCCCCAACTTGACCATTGTGGTACACAGAAATATTCAACATGCCATTCATCATATTTATCTCATGGTGTACTCGATTTTGACCGCTTGATAAAACCATCTGAGGTTGCGTAAATGAAACGCCAAGTTTTTTGATATTTGGAGTTGATACATTACCAACTTCATATGACTGCCTAGGTAATAATGTATCGCTATTATAATGTTTATTTACGATTTGTTTTATACGCATAATGAACTTATTGCTATTAAAAATACGTTCGCCATTGGCATTATATATTTCCATACCATAATTCGAGTCAGATGGTATTTTATTTGAATATACGTAAAGTGTTGATTGGCTAGCTACTGATTTAATATCTTCTATGCTATCTGTATTAAACATAAAATGCATATAGCTTGTTATTCTACCTTGTGAATCTTCATGGCGTGTTTCAACAATACGTACATTACGCATTGTTGCACTAGACTCTAAAACATAAGCGTAAACTTCGTCAGTATCTCTATCTTTAACAGGTATATAAAGAAAACATATATATTCTCTTTTTTGTGGGTTATTAATAGCAGACACTTGTTGATAAGCAAATACCGAGTCAAGGTATTGACCTGTAATCACTCCAGTAGTACCTTGCTGTAGTGGAAAAACATTTAGAGGAACCTTATATTTTAAATATAGGCAGCAGTCTGTATCATTGATAGCTGTCACATCTTGTTGATTAATTGCTTCAAAATGTCGCATTACATCACCCCATATATTACAGCGACTTGGCATCTTTTCCCAATCACTTTTTCTGACTTTAATGTCCAAGAAAGAATATTACCAGATAAGTTCAAGTCGTATGCGTGAGAGAAACCAATTTCTGGTGTTGGTTTACCATTAGCATAACTATTAAGAAAATACCATATATATTCGTTATTAGTTGTTGGAATTGCGATACTACCACTTGGTTCGATAACATCAAATCGTTTAATACCGACTATTTTAGTTAGTCTATCTGTAATATCTACCATCACATTCCCATTTTTATCAAATGTTTGTAATCCAGCTGGCACGCTCTCACCCCTTTGAAAAATTTTATGAAAAACTTTTTTAAACCATTTAATCAATCTTCCCATACACCTACCCTCACTCTTAACTGATTGTTGCTATCATATACTTCAATTAAGTTATCTTTGATAACTGTTCTAGCACCAGTATTAGCTGTTTTTAATTCACCAATACGAGCCGTAATAGAAGATAGTGTTTGAACACTTAATTTATCACCAGTAATGGCACCTGCTTGAAGTTTATTAGTATCAATAGCACCTGCTTGGATTTTATCACCACTAATACTATTACCTGCAATTTTGTCACCAGTAATAGCTCCTGCTACAACTTTATCACTTGTTACAGAACCAGTTTTAATCTTCTCGGAAGTTACCGCATCGGTTGCAATCTGTGTTGCTGTGACAGAACCCGCTTTAATTTTATCAGCAGTTACTGCATTACCAGCAATCTTATCGCCAGTGATGGCATTGGCTACTAGCTTACCAGTAGTAATAGTATCATCTGCAATCTTAGTGCCAACAATAGCTTTATCACCAATATGCTTGGCAACGATTACACCATTATCAAATACTGTTTGACCAGTGATGTGAATATATTTACCAGAAATACTAACTGTATCTGGGGCTAAATTAATACGAGATACAATTTCTTGACCAGTAAGTTTATCGACGCCTGCTTTAACTTTAACTTCAATACTATTAGACACTTGTGTAATACTAGTTTGTAAATTATTAAAGTTGTTTGATACAGTTGCATTAATAGCGTTAGCCGTAGCAGTCAATCTACTTTCAGCAGTATCTTTAGCATCTTTAACCTTGGCATCAATAATACCGTTCATAGAAGTCAGTGATGTTTGTAATCCACCAATCTTCTTATCAAGTTCTTTTCTGGCATTATTAATATCTGTAATACCTTGATTAATAGCGTTAATACCTAACTTTTCTTTGTTAAGCATTTCAACTGGGATTTCTTCAACAGTACTAATTGTTACTGGGTCAGATATCTCGCCATTACCAAAGATATCAGTGTAACAAACCTTAACAGTGTAACTGCCAGTAGAGCAGAGGTAATTAAGACTGTTGTCCACCACAAAGTTTTCTTCATTATTAACATAAACAATAGCTCCTGTGCAGTCTTCTGGGATATTAGCAAATGTGATATTCAATCCTTCTATAACAGGTTTTACCACAAGATGTGTTGGTTTAGCAGGCACTGGCTTTGAATACTCTATAGTCGCAGGTGCTGAATATGCATTACCAACACCTTTATTATAAAGATAACCTTTACCAATACGTGAGTATGGTTTAACAGTAGAGTGCCAGTCGGTAGTCAAATCCAATCTGTTGTGTAATTCACCAACATGTTCATCTAAACGCAACTCAGTCCATTGATATTCATTCTGTGGGTATTGTTTCCAAGACCAATATACTCCACGCTTGTCGAATACAATAGTAGCTTCATATGGCGGTCTAGGAGCATGTGTTTCCTCAGATACGTAATATAATGCAACAGGAGCTTTATGAGCTTCCGACAACGCATTTCTAACGTCTTTACCTCTAACTCTAATCCAATACTTTTTACCAACTTCTACGCTATCAATCGTAAACGTATTAGTTTTTGTAGTATCATAATGTCTTATGACTTGCTTATCATCGTAATGAGAAATACTGTCGTGAAAATCACCGACTTTAACGTCGATACTAGCACCGCTATATTGCTTAATATCTGAAGAGTCCCAATTAACTATCAAAGATACGCTACCATTGACAGACCTCTCTTCAACAGTAATGCTTTTAATTTGCTCTTTAATAGTATCTGGGTTATCTGCTAATGTGTTAAAGATTTTCTGCACCTTAGCAAGTTCATCATTAACACCATCAGCGATTTCTTTTAAGTAGTTTTTAAGTAACGAGATAAACTTGCGACCATCGCCCTGTATAGAAGGAGGTAATTGATTAATACCGTTCTCAGACATTACTACCTCCTATAATAAACCTACAACAGCCTCTACCATGTCTTGCTCAACGTCCATATTAAAACCGTGGTTAGACATAGCTAAAATAATAACAAGTTGACCAATCAAATTGTTAAATGCGTTATTTGTGAATGGTAAGCTGTCAGTTACAGCTGTTAGTTGTGGTGGTCGCTTGTAGTAACGAACCTTTAATGGTCGTTTACCATATACGATTGCTTTAGGTGGCTGAATGAGTACAGGAGCTTGATTTGTAGCTCTATACCAATCTGCTGGAAGAATATTTTCCTCAGCAGTAAATTCAGCGTCACCTACCACTTCATAATAACCATTCTTAATTAAAACATGCCACATGGAATTTATTGCGTCATTCATGTAAGCAATAAGTTCTTTATCTTCATAACCACTTTGAAGGTTATCGCT